CCAACTACAGAACCAAGAAAACAGTGAAGATGTTTTACGGGACTTAGTACGAACTTACGGTTTGCCTGACACCATAACCGAATTTCTTTTAGAGCAAATGGTTGAAGGCGAATCAGAACTAGGCATAGCCCAAAAAATTAGGGCACGTCCCGAATACGCTGCCAGGTTCCCCGCAATGGCAGTACGCCGAGAACTTAAACTCCCAGCGATTAGCGAAGCAGAATACATCAGGTTAGAGCGCGACTACCGGTCGATCATGCGTGCAGCGAATTTACCTGCCACATTCCATGACGCTCCTGAAGACTTCACAAACCTTATCTCTGGTGACGTATCGGCCCAAGAGTTCCAGCAGCGGGTTTCGTTAGCCGAATCAGCGCTTGATACCGCTAACCAAGACATCGTAGGCCAACTTAAAGATTTCTATAACCTTAGCGACGGTGACCTCACCGCTTACTATCTTGATCCCAAAGCGGCGCAAAACATTTTTGAAGAACGCCGCCGATACGAAGCAGCCGGTTTGTCTGCTGCGTCAATGCAAGCTGTAGGCGAAGGACTCGAAGTGCAAACTGCGGAAGCGTTGCAACGTGAAGACATTCAACGTCGAGAAATCCAATCACGCCTCAGCCAACGAGCTGGACTCACTGAAGATCTTTTGGGGAGTGAAGGCTTGAGTGCCACAGATATTGCTGAAGCAGAGTTCGGTTTAGATGTTGACGAAGCAGCAAAGATGCGCCGCCGCAGAGAAGGCCGCTTGGCTCCAATGATGGGCCGTGGGTCTGCTCTGACTACGGGTACGGGTATTTCGGGGCTTGGTGCCGCAGACACTTGAAATCTGCTAGTCACTTAATGTATCTTTGAGAGTGTTGATCGGCCCCACGTTGGGCGAGCTGTTTAACACCCCTCCATCTCCAGTACCACCGCTGGGATGCGCTACAGGATAGGTGAGTGACATATGACAGACTCCGACTCCACTTACGGTGAAGAAGGTTCTGGCAGCCCAACCGAATCGAAACCGAATTGGCGACGTGACCTAGAGAACCGGGCGAAAGAAGCCGAACAACAAGCGGCAGATTACGCTTCGAGACTTGAAAGTTACGAACGTCGAGACACATTTCGATCAGCAGGAATTGACCCTGACGATGCTCGTGCAAAATACTTTGTTAAAGCGTATGACGGTGAAATGGACCCGGATGCTATCCGTGCAGAAGCGGAAGCGGCAGGATTCCTTGGATCAGATGCTCCAGCAGCTAGTCCCACCCCATACATGCAAGATGCCCTTGCAGCGGAACAGAGAATAGCTACTGCTGGCGAAGGTGGAGATCCGGTGTCACAAGCCGACCTAAATGCTCGTATCGCAGCGACGAAGAACCCAGAGGAACTTCGAGCTTTGATGGAGTCAGAGGGTTATCAGTGGGGCGCAGCAATCTGATTTAACTTGTGGAGTCCTTCCCGTAAGGACTTAACAACATGGCCTATACAGGCACCGGCGACGTATCTTCAGATACGACGGCGTTTCAGCAATTAGCGTACTTCGCGCTTCGTTCGCAACCAATGTTTGAAATGGTTGCGGATGTCCGTTCGACTGCTCAGAGCCACAACGGTTCAGCAGTCCAGTTCAACATTTACAACGATCTTTCTCAGGCCACTTCAGCTTTGACGGAAACTTCGGATGTTACAGCAGTCGCTCTTGGCGATAGCACCGTAACCGTAACTCTTGCAGAGTACGGTAACGCTGTCATTACCACAGCGAAACTGCGTGGCACCTCGTTCCTCAACGTTGATGCTGACGCTGCAAACATCATCGGTTACAACATGGTTGACTCAATCGACAAGGTTGTGTCTGATGTTGCTAACGGCGGCACCAACGTCATTTATGGTGGCGATGCTACCGCTCGCAACGAACTTGTGGCGGCAGACGTAATCACCGCAGACTTGGCACGTAAAGCTGTAGCCGAACTTCGTACAGCTAGCGCACCTGGCTTCGAGAACGGCAACTACATCGGCATGGTTCACCCGGATGTCGCTTATGACCTCCGCAGTGAAACCGATGTCACTGACGTAATCGCCTTCCAAATCCGCCAAGATGCTACCTCTGTTCGCAATGGTTCCATCGGCGTATTCGGTGGCATTGAGTGGATTGAGAACCCGCGTGCGGGTCTTATCGCAGATGGCGGTGCGGGTACGTGCGACGCATACCAGACTTTGATCTGTGGCCGTCAAGCGCTCGCCAAAGCATTCTCTCGTGCTCCTGGCTTCGGTGAAGATCCTTCAGTGGTCTTCGGTCCTGTGACCGATACCCTCCGCCGGTTCAACCCGGTTGGCTGGTACCACCTTGTCGGCTATGGCCGATTCCGTGAAGCTTCTCTGCAACGCATTGAAACTTCATCCAGCATTGGAGCTAACTAATAGTTAGCTTCTAAAAGATTTGGGGGGGTCGGGTTTCCCCCTTTCCCCGGCTCCCCCATTTCTTTGCTATTCTTGCTACAAAGCGAGGAATTATGCCAAAAGTTGGAAATCGTCATTTTAGTTACACGAAGGCAGGCAAAAGTGCTGCCCGTGCTTATGCGAAGAAGACTGGCAAAAAAGTTACGAACAAGAAGCGGGGTAAGAAGTAATGGCCGGTTCATCGAGTGATGGGAATGTCACGATTCGGCCCAAACCCATAACCGGGACCGGAGGAACTAAACGTGGCTAGTGGCCTTTACTGCCTGCCGATGGAATACAACCTGGAGCAGACAGCGAACTTTAATATTGATTTTAATGATACGACTGCTGATCGTTTCAAAGTTATGTTGACGACCAGCTCGTACACACCGAATTACAGTACCCATTCTGTTAAGTCTGATGTGACTAACGAGGTGTCTGGTACTGGGTACACTGCGGGTGGGGCGTCGTTGACTTCTGTCACGTTTGCTACGAGTGGTGGAACTATCACTTGGGACGCAGCGGATGTTGAGTGGACTTCGAGCACGATTACGAATGCTCGTTACGCAGTGATTTATGATGATTCGTTGACGAATGATCCGTTGATTGGGGCTGTTGATTTTGGTGGGGATTTCTCTACTACGGCAGGAACATTCAAAATTACTTGGAACGCAAGCGGAATCTTTACGCTTGACTTGACCCCGTAGGAGTAACTGATGGCAATTCCAACCTCCGGTTATCCAACAACACTCGACGATACGAGTGCAACGGCTGGCGCAACGATTGAGTTCCCTCAGCCAGAGTCGTCTACTGATTTAGATGCAACCAATGTTGAGCATGATTTGTTGCACAAGAATCTGTCGTTAGCGATTGTTGCTTTGCAAACGAAACTAGGGATCACTGACTCAAATCCAACTTCTGGCACAATATTGCAGGGTACGGGTTCTGGGTCTGCGTGGTCTTCTACGTTGCCTGCTGTGACTCTTGGGGGAGCTGTCACTGGCGGCGATCAGGTCATGTCAACGGTTACCCATAAGGACTATGGGGAAACGGTTAATGTGATCGGTAGCACCGGTGGCGGTACACAGGATATTGATTTAACAGCAGGGAATGTGGTTACAGCTACGGTTGATACTTCGGCTAACACTTTCACGTTCTCGAATCCATCTGGTTCGGGTGTGTCATGCAGTTTTACTTTGATTCTTACTAATGGCGGTTCACAAACTGTGAACTGGCCCGCTGCTGTGGATTGGGCTGGTGGCTCTGCTCCGACGCTTACAGCCGCTGGTGTTGACGTTCTTGCCTTCACAACTGTGGACGCTGGTACTACTTGGTACGGCTTTGCTGCTGGGTTAGCGATGGCCTGATGCCACTCGGTAGCTTTAAGACGGCGCTTTTGGGTACTGCCGGAGGTGGCAGCAAAACGTATTGGGCTGCAATGCTTCAGACAGAGGTGGGTGGAGAAAGACATGAGTCAACTTTCCGAGGCATGGATGTTGATTCTGACGACAATGTGTATGTTGCGTTCGTAGACGGTTCAGGCGAAGAAGCTCGTATCGCAAAGTTTGAACAAAGCGGTGGCATCCCTACTCTCGCCGCTAGCGTTGAAGTAGCCAACACTGTTCCTACGGGGAATTTGACGATCTGGAATGACGGTGGTACTGAAATCCTTACGTTGAGCGGTGGCAGAAACAATCAGTCTGAATCTTGTTACGTCTATTCCATTGAGAAAGACTTAAGCACCGACGTAAACGGTGGGGGATCTCGGGGAATTTACATAAACTCTGGTGAAAATAATAGCATCAGCCACGACCAAACAGAATTGAGCAGTACCGGTGTTTTGAACTGGTGCTCGATGGAAATGTTTAGTTATTTTGGTTGGTACTGCGTGCAAGGCGGTGTATGGCTAGAAACTGGTTGGAGCATCGCTAACACTACTAGCACTAATTCTCCGAGTAATGGGATAAGTGCTGACAATACCCAGCTTGGGACATGCTCGGCGTTTCAATGGGGGGCTGATCGGTGGGGTGTAGCAGGAAAATATGGTACTCAACCGTGGATTGTTGGGAATTACAACACAAGTGGGAACACGGCTACGGGTTCTACATATGAATACTCTGGTTGGGATACGAACTTTAGTGGCGCTAAAGGCAGCCTTGTTTGCAACACCAACGAGACTAACGATCCAGCGTATTGGCTAATAACAAATCCGCATACCAGTAATCAGTCTGTCTATTTCGCGAAACTCCCTGAGAATAATATTACTTCTCCTACATGGGTAAGAAAAATTAGTGGCGGTTCAATGTATGGGCCGGGGCAAACAGGCTCAGTTGGTAATACCACTGGTACCCCTTGCCGCCCAATCGTTGATAGCAGCGACAATATTTATATCGCATGGGGTGACCGTGTAGGTAGCTCTAGTGGTGCTGACCGAGCTTCGATAGCTAAATACAACAGTTCAGGCACATTGCAATGGTCAAATACGATTGTAATAAATACTGGAACTGCCACTAACTGGTTTAACCCACATAGCTTAAGGCTGAGTGACGACGAAGAAGATCTTTATATATCTATCGAGAGAGGACGGCCAGATAGCTCCGAGAATGGTAGCGGTATGCTTTTCAAAGTACCTGCTGATGGCACATTGACTTCATCTGACACTGTTTCTTTTGGTGGTGGAACATTTACTTACAACACACAAACCTATACGGAAGCAGCAGGAAGTCTTACTGTCGCATCAAACACTTCGTCTGGTTGGTCCACAAGTACCTCCCAAACAAGTGCGACTGCTTACTATCCTTCTGAATCTAGTTTTGATTCTTATTTAGCTACAGCAGAAATTGAGGGGTAATGAAATTTATAGATCCTGACGGAACATTCCCACTTTATGTAGGGGACATAACACGCATAAAACCTGACTGGCAAGAAGGCGATGCGTTGCCTGAAGGTTGGCATCAAGTTGTTGAAACACCGTTGCCTAGCGATTACCACGAGGACACGACAGAAGATACGTTGAATCCTGAACCAGTAGAAGGTTATATTCCTGAGGGTTGCGAAGGTATAAGGGAAGCTGTTTCGTTTATCAGTTACAACCCAACTGCTGTTTATGACGCAGACACAGATAAATGGAATGAAGTTTGGGAACAAGACATCGTTTCATACGATGAGCCGTATCCTATTGTTGCTGTGATGGTTGACGGCGAATGGTTGACACCGGAACAATATCGTGCGCTTGGTTGATGCTCCCGGCAAAATCAACACAGGACGGCCACTCAAACCAGTAGGCATAATCGTCCACCACACCGCCTCAAACCGCAACGCAGACCCCGACAACGTGGTCGCAATGTGTATTCGAGGAGTCAACAAAGTTCCTGGTCCTCTATACAACTATTTGATTAAACGTGACGGCACCATCGTGCAGCTCACTGCACCAAACGTGAAAGCTAACCACGCTGGTCGAGGCATGGCAGACGTGCTGTCACGCATGAAAGCAGATCGCCCTGTGAGGGGCAGAGCTACGGCTCCGGGGAAGATCAGCGCAAACGGTTCACTTATCGGTGTGTCGTTTATCAACGACGGTTTGGGTGAAGATATTCCTCAGGAGCAGATGTCGGCAGCGGTGACGTTGTGCGCTTATCTGTGTCTCACAAATGACATGAACCCATTTACTCGCGTGGCCGGACATTCTGAATGGTCGTCACGTAAGGTAGATCCGTCATTTGATATGTCAGAGTTTCGTGCAATGGTCGCCCATGAAGCGAACATAGCGAAACCAGAGATCAAGTTACCGAAAGAACCCGAAGATGGTTTGGTGCCGTTCCCAGGTGTTTTGAAGAAAGGTTCACGGTCTGCTGCTGTGAAGTTTGTTCAGGAACGCATAGGTGCGACCCCAGATGGTATTTTTGGGAGGAACACGAAAGCAAAACTTATGAGATGGCAGCGAGCTAAAGGGCTTGTTGCTGACGGAATCGTTGGCCCTCGTACATGGTCAGCGATGCAACTGCAAAGGAATGACATTGTTCAACCCGCGTTTTATTAAAGATTCACTTGAGCGTGGAGTATCTACGTTCGCACAAGCTTGGGCCGCAGCTATGGCTGTTCCTGGCCCTGATTGGGCTGATGCTCTGAAAGTCGCCGGTGTTGCGGCGCTTATCGCTGTTGCTAAAGCTGTCGCTGCGACAAGAGTGGGGGATTCAGAATCGGCTTCGCTTACTAACTAGAAATGAGGCTGTACGGTGACGCAGTATCGTCAAACGGGGGTTCAATATAGGGCATCTGGGGTGGCGTATGGCGCTCCTACGACGGTTACCCCTGCGACGATTGCTGCCACCGCAACAGTCTTAGACGAAGTGAGTGTCCAGTACCGTGAATCGGGACTGGCATATCGCAACAACTACACATACAGCCAATCTGATACAGGTATTGTTGAGATCGTAGCGACCGTAACAACGGTCACTGCCACTGTCGCTTTTTCCGCTGCTGCCAGTATCGAGGCAGACATTTCTGTTTCAACGATTGCTGGTGTAGCAGCGTTACCTGGTGCGGGGGTAACCGCTAACTATGTTGATATTGAGGAAGTAGACCTTAGCGCTGTAGCGGCGTTACCTGCCCCAACTCTGCGGGCAGATCAGGTACTTAGCGTTTCAACGATTGCGGCTACTACAGCGATTAGTGGTACGGCGGTAGTAGACCTGCTCCCTGCCACGATTGCGGCAACAGCGACTGTTCCGGCGGTCAGCGTTTCAGCTCACGTCACACCCGGCGACATTGCTGTTACTTCCGCTGTGGGTACGGATCAAATGTATACGTTCTATCCGGGGTCAACGAGGAAGACTCCCCCGATTGGGTTGAGGAATGAGCCAACTCCAGCGGCTTACGCTTTGATGCGGCATTACGTTGCTCGACCTAAAGCCGACAACTTGTTCATTATCAACAACAGTTCGGTGCAGAACTTTATGCCTGCGGATGCGTCAACGGTTACTCGTACCCTGTATGGGGCGCATTTGCCACCCACAGACCTTACAGCCACTGAGATATCATTACTTAAAGCAAGTGGTTTTCCGATTGATGTAGGGACTAGTGGTACTTGATGCCTGTTTACGCATACCGTTGTTTGGATTGTGGACTGACTATTGATGTTCGTCATGGTTTTGACGAAACATATGGTGCTGACTGCGAGGGATGCGGCGGAGTTGTCCGCAAGTATTTCGGGCATGTCCAGTTCGCTCCTTCAGCTACCCCGTCGAGAGGCAACATTGACTGGGGAGTTACGAAACGCAATGAGAAAAACAAAGAAGCAGACATGGCAGCGTACAAACGCCTCCGCTCTGAGGGGCTACAACCCCCTTCTATTAACGGGTCTTCACAGCTTGAGAAACATGCGGGAGCGTCCCATGAAGTCCAAGCCGGTCAAGTCCTCACAAAGAAAGACCGCAAACGTAAAGAGGCGGCACTTAACGACGTTCTTGGGAGTACGTGATGACCGCACAAGTATGGATTGACCAGACCAGAGACATGCTCTTATCGGGCTATGTCGAGGATCTGGATTTGGTGACGACGGCTCCTTCGCCTGCGACTACTGGCACAACGTTGGTGGTGCAGGGTATTGCTTCTTCTATTGTGAAGGGTGTTGTTATTGAGGTGAACTCTGAGCTGATGTATGTCACTTCGGTTACCTCTACGACTGTTTCTGTGATGCGTGGCTACGGTGGTTCTACTGCGGCTGCGCACACGGCTGGTGATGTGGTGAGGGTTTCTCCTAAATTCCCCACACACCGAATTATCCAATCCATTAACGATGATTTGGCTGATCTGTCAGCACCGGGTCAAGGTTTGTTCCAGATGAAAACAACGAGCTTTACCTACAACGCTGCTGTTGATGGTTACAATTTGGCTGGGTTGACTTCCGCTGAGATTGACTCGATCTATTCGGTGACGTATGCCGACGTTGGTAGCGAAGCTAGCGAGCCGGATGTGTCGTCGTGGAAACTGAAAAGGAATCGTGACACGAGTGCGTTTGATAGCGGCTTGGCGTTGATTCTTTACACGGGTGCGTGGCCTGGGCAGAAGATAACGGTGTCCTACAAAGCTCCGTTTACTTCTATCACTGATGCGTCTACTTCCCGGTCGTCTGTGGGGCTGGCTGCTACAGCCTACGATTTGCCTCCACTCGGCGCAGCAATGGCTCTGATGACCACAACACCGATCCGTAGGGAGTTCCTTGACGCTGAAGGAACGTCGCGCATGGCGGACGAGGTGCCGCCTGGAGCGATCTCTGCTTCGTTTAGAGATTTAATGGGGAGAAGGCGTGCGCGTGTTGAGGCGGAAGCTTCTCGACTTGCATCGCAGTACCCCCAAATGTGGACTCGCAACTCTGCGGTGCGCCCGACCGCTCAATGGAGCGGATACTCGTCGTGAGTTTTAATGCAGAATCGTTGCCAGTTGAATTGGATGGCGTCGCCTATTTGGTTGACGCTCGCCAATACGCTCGAACAACGGTCCCTGCCTTACGTGAACAGCGAGACACCAGCAAAGAACCAGGTGAGAACACGCTTGACAATACAGGTGCGTGGGTTCGCTCACAAACAGATTGGAGTTTAGGTGCGGGTCAAGAGCATTTTGACTTGGATGATAGTGATAGGAGGCGCTTTGAGTCTTCTAGCGGTGTTGATCCGTGGACGAAAGGCGAACTCTCGTTACTCCCCATCACCGAAGAAAAGGTAAACGTCACTGACACTGACCTGAAACTGGAGTCCATAGTTGACATCGTTTCGGGCAACACATTTGCTTACTATTCTGATGGACAAAACCTGAAATACACTACAAGTGTCACGGGTTCCACCTGGTCTGCTTCGACAGCGGACATGGGGTACGACATTAAAGACTTCGCGTCTGACGGCCAGTACGTTTACACGGCTTTCGGATCAACGAACGCTTTACGTCGAGTGCAAGTCAACTCCACCAGTTACGACGCTGGCTGGGGTGGTAGTGCTGTCAACGCAGACATCGTAGCGATTGTCGCAGGACGTTTCATTGGGGCGCTAGGTGGCAACATCTTTGAACTGAACGCTAACGGAGCTAAGGCTTCTTCTTCACTGGATTTCACAGCGACACTTGGTGGCACCGAGTGGGCTGATATTGCTGGTGGTCCTGCCGGTATTTACGCTGCGGCGAACGCTAACGGCACCGGCTCCTTGTACCACATAGGGGTTAATTCTTCTGACGGCACTTTGTCCACTCCCACAGTGGCAGGCGAAATGCCTCGTGGGGAAACCATCAACTCAATACTTATCTACAACGGGGTGCTTCTCGCTGCTACCAGCGAAGGTTTGCGGACCTGTTTGGTAGATACTTCTTCTAACGCTGTGACTATTGGCCCTGTCATTGACGACGGTGGCGCAGCTCACTCACTGGAAGTGGATAACCGTTTCGTGTGGTGGGGTGGCGGCTCAGGACAAATTTATCGTGCTGATCTAACAAAGTTTACTGCCACTCTTGTTCCTGCATGGGCATCAGATCTGGTGTCTACTGGTGGTAGCGGCAACGTGACTTCTATCGCTCGTATCGCAGGCAAAACGTATTTCGGAGCGCAAGGCGACGGCGTGTACGGTGAGTCGGGGACTGGCATCAAAGTTGCTAGTGGGACACTCACCATTGGTGAAGTGTCATGGTCAACTGTTGCCCCCAAGCTTCTGCGTTCTGTTGAAGTGCGGCAAGATCGAGCGCAGTACACATTCGGTGAAGTTGATTACCGCCAAAGTGGTGGGATTGACTACCGGCACAACACATACAGTTACCGCGGCGACCCTGTTGCGGCTTTCTTAGGTGGTATCCAGTTCAGCGCCACGAACGACAATAATGTCACAGACACATTGACATTATCTCAGGGTGTCCCAAGCGATTTCACGTTTACTACTCAATCTTCTGTGTCTTACAAGTTTGTTATCACCATGACCAGGGATACAGACGACACGACTAAAGGCCCAATCATTGCGGATTGGCAAACAACTTGTGTTGTCACCCCTAAAAGGGTGGACGAAATCATTGCCCCCATTGTGTTACGCCGTCAGGTGTTGACCTCACGTAACAGCGGAGCGCCAGCAACTTACGACTCAAACGAAGTGTTCACTTCTTTGCGTAACCGTATGGAATCGGGCGTCACTGTTGACTACACCGAGGGTGCGCGAGCAGAGAAAGTTACGATAGAGCGACTTTCAATGCAGCCGGAGAGACTATCCGACGACGGTAGCTGGTGGGAAGGTACTCTTGTGGTGAGGCTACTGACCGTACCCACATAAGGGGGCCTCATGGCAAAGGTACTGTTCTACGATATTGAAACCGCGCCTAACTTGGCGTATGTGTGGGGTCAATACGACCAGAACGTGATCGAGCAGCACCAAGAGTGGTACATGATGTGCTTCTCTTACAAATGGGAAGGGCAGAAAACTACGAAAGTAGTCGCACTCCCAGACTTTGAGCTGTACGCCACTGAACCAGAGAACGACCGCGAGGTAGCTAAAGCATTGTGGGAGTTGTTTGACGAAGCCGACATTGTGATCGCTCACAACGGCGACAAGTTTGACATGCGTAAAGCTAACGCCCGATTCATCGCCCATCACATGACACCCCCTACCCCTGTGCAGCAGGTAGACACCCTGAAAGTTGCGCGCAAATACTTCATGTTCAACAGCAACAAACTCGGTGACCTGGGAGAACATTTGGGGCTGGGCAATAAGGAAGCCACGGGCGGTTTCGCTTTGTGGAAGGGTTGCATGATGGGGGACGAGAAGTCGTGGCGCACTATGAAGAAGTACGCTCGGCAGGACGTTGATCTGTTAGCGATGGTGTACCACCGGTTGCGTCCGTGGATGAACAACCATCCGAATCGTGCGCTGCTTGACGGTCGCCCTGATTCTTGTCCTACTTGTGGTCACGGCGAGTTGATACGTCGAGGGTGCCGGTCTACGAAGGTTGCCCAGTATGTGCAGCTTCAGTGTAAGGCGTGTGGTGCTTATTGCCGTGAGCGTGTGCGGTCTAGTGCCACGTCACCTAACCTAGTGCCGTAATGAAGCATGTCGTCATGTATTCGGGAGGCAAAGCGTCCTTCCTCGCAGCTCACCGAGTTAAAGAAACGTACCCTGATGGGGACATCCAGTTGTTGTTCACTGACACTAAGACAGAGGACGAAGACCTTTACCGTTTCTTAGAAGAAACCGCTGAAAGGCTAGACCTCCCTCTTATCCAGGTAGCGGACGGACGTGACATTTGGGAAGTGTTTAAGCAAAGACGATTCCTCGGCAACGACCGGGTACCTCTGTGCTCACGCATCTTGAAGCAAGAAGCGAGTCAGAAATGGGTGGACGAACACTGTCCCGATCCTGATGACACGACTTTGCATTTCGGTATTGACTGGACTGAGGCGCACAGAGCTGAACGGATACCTAAGCATTGGGAGCCGTACAACGTGGACTTTCCTTTGTTGTGGGAACCGTTGATGGATAAGTCAGAAGCAGAAGATTTGTTGAAAGAGTGGGGTATTAAACAGCCACGCCTTTACGATCTGGGAGCACCGCACAATAACTGTGGGGGGATGTGTGTGCGTGCTGGACAGGGGCATTTCAAGTGGGCGCTTGGTGCGTTGCCTGAACGGTATGCGGAGTGGGAACGTAACGAGCAGGAGATACGGGATTACCTTGACGCTGATGTAACGATTTTACGGAAGCAAGTTAAGGGAGTGAAGATTCCGATTACGTTGAAAGACTTTCGATTGCAGATCCAAGCGGAGGACACCGGGCAGCTTGACTTGTTGGAGTGGGGTGGCTGTGGGTGTATGACTGAATACGACGAAAAATAAAACTCCCGCCGGGGAGAGAGAACCCGACGGGAGCCAGCGCAAAGCTGTTTGTTATTCCAACCCTAGTTTACTGTCACACCATCCACAATGCGAGTCACTGAACCATCTTCATGCTCAATAAACTCCAGGTTGCGTGGCGTGGAAAGTTGCGGGGCTAGTTCAACGTAGACTTTGGCGAACTGTGCGAATGACGGCCAGAAGTCATGTTCCCTGCCGAGTGTGTTGATTGTTGCCATGACTGTCTCGAAGTCTCGGGGTGCGATTTCTCGTTTCCATACTCCGAGTGTTGAGTCTGGTAGTTCTCGTTGCCACCAGATTTGTGTCATGTGTAGTAGTGCTCGGGTTGCTTCCTCGTCAGTCATGTTGTAACTCCAGTTGTTCAGGTTCGCCAAGAATCAGGTTGCGCCAGTCATCCCAAGCTCGTGTAACTGCCCCGGTGCCTGGGAACATATCGTCGAGAGTGTCGTCAGGAGTTGCACCCACAACCTCAAACAACCACCAGCACACATTCCGAGGTTTAGCCCCAGTTAGCCCTCGTTTCATTGTGATGGGTTCCGATAACCAGTCTCTCATTATCTGGTGAGAGCCATCTACTTTAGGTTTGCGAGCAGCTTTGACTAAGACTGGTTCCCAAGCGTATGCGACAGGGACGTTTGCTTTGAAAGCAGCGAAAGGTTTGACCCAGCTCATAATTCGGTAGTCGTTGTCTCTTAGCCCTGTAGCACGAGCACAATCAACGACATGCCCTAGAGAAACTGAGGCGGTGTGAAGAACAAAACCGTCGTAGTGGTTGACAAGTTGTGTCAATAAAGCGTAGTGGTCTACTTCTCCGCCGTAATCAGGGTGGTCTTTGTAGAGGTCGGCCATACCTGGGTAGGGGGGATCGGCGTATCCGATCCTTAGAGCCTCACTCATTTCCCCTCCAACAGATTCACTGCTTTAGTTACGTTGTAACCGGCCTCTTTCATAGCTAACTCTCTCGCATAACCGCTGTACCCACCCCACACCAGATGAGGCATGTACGCAGTCCCAATCCAATCAGCCACACCCATAGCGTAAGCCAAACACTGTTCACGTACCGGGCATTCCTCCCAGCAGATCTGCTCATGCACCGTTCCAGCCAGCAGCCCTTTGCAGGCCGCTCCGTCAAACCAGTACGGCGATTCGGTACTCATTCCATCATTCGTAATACTCGTTCAGCGTTACGCCCATAGTTGGGGATAGAAGAAGATCGGAGCTGGTATTCGACTGCGGGGATGGTGAAAGCGCGGCATTGGTTGAGGGCGCGCACTACTTCTTCGGGTGTGTATCCGGCGATGAGTGCTCGTTTGGCTATGTTCTGGATCTTTGGGAGTGGGGTGAGGGGTTTGGGGTGGGTGCGATCCCAGAAGTATTGGACTGTTTGGTGGGCGTGGTCGTCTGTAATTATTTGGCCGGGTGGAACGTAAACTATTTCACTCATCGCAGATCAGTTCTAATGCTAAACGTGCCTGCTGTTTCACCACGCCGTTGCCCAAAACTTTTAACGCTTTGGCTCTGCTTCCAACGACCCCGCACACCCAATTTTTTTCAAGTCCCATCATCCACTCCACAAAACTGGCAGAAAGTTTGTTGTCTTCTACAGGAGGCGGTGCGAGTCGCCCAACAACGTGCTCCCATCGGCTAATAGCGGGGGCGTACTCTCCGAAATTTGTCTGACTTCTATGCTCAAACTCTTGCCGTGACCGTTGCCGTTGTTGTGTTGTCTTCTTTTCTCCTCGATCCAATGCTGCCACCAGTCCAACGTCTTGTTGTCCCCCATGTCGTTCACTACTGGCGTTGGCAACAATGAAAAGCCGCTTACGCTGATGAGGCGCTCCGGCATCGGAAGCTCGTACAACTCCCCATCGGACGCTGTACCCCATTTCGGTAAGCGTTCCAACAACGGCTGGTCCTCCGAGATTAACGTGGCCTGCGACATTCTCCAAGATGACCCATCTGGGCCGAGATGTGCTAATGGTGTTGGCAATGTAGGGCCAGAGGTGTCGTTCATCGTTTTCTCCTAAGCGTTTCCCAGCGTGGGAAAAAGGCTGGCATGGATAGCCAGCAGTCAGGATGTCACAGTCAAAAACTGTGTCACCGAATTGGGTTAAATCTCCGACGGGTTCCGCATCGGGAAACCGAGCGGTCATAATGTCGCACGCTGACGGGTCTATGTCTGACCAGTAAGCGGTGTGCGAACCTGCAAAGTGTTCTTCTACTGCGAGGTCAAGCCCCCCATAGCCGCTGCACAGGCTAAGAATCTTACTCATCGCAGATCAGCTCGGTCCACATCCACAGAGGCATCACAACATACGACTCTTTAACATTCTTGTTGCGGCGCTTCACTATGGCAGCGAACCAGCGTGACCCAGCGTTCCTCGCTTCAGCCTCAGCCTGATCTACAAAACTTGCCAGGTCAATCGACTTGTGGTTCTTCGCTTCAAGACACCAGTCAGCTAGCACACCGTCACCTATCAGGTCACCCTTATCAGCGGTCCCTGACAGAGCGCGACGTTCTACCCACGCCCCAGTTTCTTCAGCCAAGAAACGAGCTACTGCCGTTTCGTAAGCGGTCCCCTTTTGTTTTGCTTTATTCATCCTTGTACCAGTTGAAAATAAATTGGAGTTCGTCTTCTATGCCCTCGTCTGGGGCATACATCTCCAAAGCTCCTCGGATAGAAGCCTGAATCACGTTGCTGCGGAACGCCCACATAGGGAGGTTACGGACCTCCTCAGGACACGAGGGGTGCATCCTGAGACTGTCGCAATAAATGTCGAGTTCCAGCAGCAACGGATCAGGGATGGCTAATGCCACCATCTCCATTTCGCCAGGGATTTGGAGAGCCATTTCAAGTTCGGGAGAATCGTCCATCCCCCCATTCTGTCACGTGACATCACGTTACTGTTGGTTGTAGTAAGCAGCCATTTCGTCCAAACGTTTTTCGTCTTCGCGATACATCGCTATGCAGCGACGCACCATCTCTGACTTGGACACTCCGTTCGTTGTAGCGGAGAGCTGCAACCATGAATGATCGTCGTCTGATAGACGCAAGTTGAGGTGTGACCCTTTTACTGCCATCACTAGAACGGCTCCTCATCTGCGAACGCTGCCTGCACAGCCTTAGCTGCCTGAGCATCTTCTTTCTTTGCGGCAGGAGCGTCAGCTACCAGCGAATCGAATCGCACTGAGCGGCCTACATCCCACGCGGTGACCACGATCTTGGATCGTTTCTGTCCACTGTTCTTATCTTCCCATTGCTCTGTCTCAGCGGAGCCGTCAACGATGACACGCTGACCTTTAGCGAACGACTCTCCGATGTGTTCGGCCATGTCACCGAACGCTTTGCATTCCCAGAAAGTTGTTTTCTTGTTGTCATCTCGACCTCGTGTTTCAGCAACGGTGAACGTGACCCACGGGGTTCCGCTCTGTCCGTACCTCAACTCGGGGTCACGAGTGAGATTCCCACTAAACGCTAACGCCATCATCTGTCTCCTTTTTTGTGGCGGTCTTTGATTCTAACGTGCTGTGCAAGATGTATTTGTCTTGCGACCAGAGGTGTAAACCGAGGCCCAGTCGCATGGCGCATCGCTTCAAACTGTCTGAAGCTGCGTCCTTCATGCGGTCCCCGTTGTTTTTGTTTCCACCCTGCTGGATGGAGCCAACTTCTTCAACGTGCACCATTCGTCCATCTATCTCAACAGACAGGCGGTACACGACACCGCTGATGGCACCGTCAGGTTCGTGAAGAACTTGAACGAGCTGCCAGTCAAACGGCCCGAGTATCCCTAACAGGAACTCATTTACTGTGGAGTGGGACACATAGTCTGCATTAAACGACCCACCTTTCTTTTCAATGAACCGTGGGCTAAACGGTTTCGACAGTTTCAACAGATCCGACATCTGTTTCCTCCTTTTCTTGTAGCCAAGCGTCAACATCTGAGCGACGGTAACGAACATGCCTACCAAGTTTGATAGATCGTGGCCCCCTTGTCGGCCCAGTGTTTTCATTTTTGCAACGCCACGAATACAAGGTGGCTTTAGACACCTTCAAATATTCAGCGACATCTTGGAGTGTCATTAACTGTTCAGTCTCAGACATTTGCATCCTTTCTTATTGGTATTAACACATCAGCCGCAGCCACCTGACCAGCGGGGAGTGTCTCGCACAGCCCCCAGTAGTCGCAGTAACGGCAACGCCACGGCGCATCCATACTCCCCGGATCGGGAAGCACAGGCACCGTCCCATACCCAGGAACAAATCGTTCGGGGATCATCCCATCCTCGACCTGTCCAGCGATAGCGGTGATGCGGGTGGCTTCTGCGGAAGCGACCTGCTCTACTGTGCGGCCATCACCAGGAACTTCCTGATCGAGATACAGCAACCATTCAACAGTTTCACCAGCCTCCACAAAATCAGTGGGCTTGCGAGCTGTACCTGCGTTGTCTTTGGCGTAGTAAATCAAGTGGATAGCGTCCGCTCCTACACCCATCGCGTACATTCCGGCCTGCTGCACTTCGTGAAGCTCTGGTATTAGTTGGCGGCGTGCCAGTTTGATTGGGTACGCTTTTTTTGTTTTGATTTCTGCGACGATAGTTAAGCCGTCAAGGATGTACACCCCGTCAGCGTGTCCACTGATGGGATACCCCAACGATCTGAGGTCTACGGGGACTTCGCAGTCCATGTCGTATTGCCGCACCATCGCAGCCTGCACTAACTCATGTAAATGTTGGCCGGTCTTGAATGCCATCAACGTGGAGTCCAAGATTTCTTCTGATGGTTCAGCGCTCATCATGTCGAACGCTATGGAACGGTCACAGCCGCCTGCCTGCGACCCTCTACCCAACGTACCGAAGGCCGTTGGGCGATGCCCTTCTTCATCTCTCTCCTCGTGGAGTGTCTTGAGACACGCCGCACGAGCTATGTTGACGTTACTCACTCGTCAAAAGTCTCGTATGCAGATTCACCGGCGACGGCAGGCACCGGGGCTTCCCATAACTGTGTCGCCGCAGCATCAGTCAGCTTACGGAGAGCCTTATCTGTCAGCCACAACTTCATTGTCTCAGTCATCGCATGATCTGTGTCGAGCTGCACGAGCCAGTCACAGTGTGATGGAGCGTACTGGTGTGCCTCGACTTCGGAACGGTGCTGCACGGTTACCGTGATGCCTGAGTCTGCCGGTTCGGTGACTGCCAGGTACCACGGGTTAGCGTCGAAGCCTCCGTTCTCAAATCGTGTGTTGAGATGGAATTGGTTTGTCATTTTGACCCCCCTTATGGGTCTGTTTCCTTGTGATACATGGTACCACTTTCGTGTTACTTCCTGCCGCATGTCCACCACTTCCAGCCCCCTGCCTCCCACACATGGTGGGCCATTGTCGCTGAAGCTTCGGCGGTGTATCTGCGTGACCACGTTCTGTGGCCGAAAACGTCTTTCCAGTAATGCTCGTTGATTTGCCACGCTCCGTGGTCCTCACCGTTGTAGGCGGTGATGGTGTGATACGACTCGCACCATGCAATAGAAAGAGAGCGAACCAACTCCTCCCCTTCTTCCCAGTAAACCGATGCTGCTTGCACGATTTCCTGTTGGGGAGGGTGGCCCACTCTCATGGCTCCGGCGTCGATAAGCAGCCAGATAAGTAGGTACCTCACTGGTGTAGCAATTCTTTGCGGACCAATTCTGGAGGCCATACATGCCCCCCGGTGTATTCGTCAATCTGACAGACCCACACTTCTGGGCCCTCATTGAACTCCTCGCTGACTCGCACGTCCAAAATTTCGCACTCAACCATCTTGTTACGACGGAGGTGATACGCCTGCATTCGTTTCCCGGCGTCTGATTGCACTACGCTCATCCTTCAAACCCTTCTTCCAACTCACGCTCCTGGCGTGCGTGCTCCTTACCACGATCCCAGTCGTCAGCGTCCTTATCTCGACGTGCTTCTAGGATCTGTTCACGGGTGAACGCATCCGGGTCATTCAAATTCAGACTGTCTTTCGTTCTACCCATCTATCTGTATCCCCTTCGCTCGTTCTTTCTTAATCGCTCGTCGTTGACGAGAACTTGTACCACCCCAGATACCTGGCTCATTGAATTTGATGGCAAATTCTAGGCATGGGTTCTTGACTGAACAGCTATTGCAGATGTCCAGTAGGGTTTGAATTTCTCCACTCGGATTTGATCCAACCCGAGCTGTAATGTATCGGCCACGGGCCGGGAACCAGTCGAAGTCAGGTCCGACTAGTCCGCGGCACGCCGCTTTTTTGCGCCAGTCTTTGTCAGTCATCAGTCACCAGCCGATACGAATAGTAGTTGTGCTTGGGATCAACTTTCTTTTTCTCAATCACGTACCCCAGTTCACGCAACTCTCGAAGTCTGCGGAGTCCTTCACTACCTCCGCACGCTACGTTCGCGAGGGCAGGTCCACCCACCCAGTCGCCTTTGGCGTGCTGAAGTGCTCTCAAAACTTCGGCTTTACGCCCAGTGACAGTGACTTTCATCAGTTTCCCCTTAACTCGTCGATTTTGTTATCCCAGTACATTGATTCTGCGTTTTCCGCCGCTTGAATCATGGCTTCATATTCTTCCTCGCTGAGGTCTGCGTACGGCTCGTCAGGTGGTTCGTAGTATGAATCCATCAGACGCACTCCTCTCGGATTCGCCGCGCAACCTCATCCAATTCAGCTTGAAGCAGTTCGACGTGGCGTGCATGGTCGTCACGTTTACGCTGTTGACGTTGCTCCCACTTGATGTGCAGAAGCATCTGTCCCCATGCGAACGCTGCACCGAATAGGAGTCCAGCCCCAAACACTTCCGGGTTGTTGAATATCTCGGACATTTTGTCCCCTCTCTTTCTCTCTCGTTTAATGTACCACACCCTACTGTAGGGGTGGGACACTGAGCCGGGGGGAGAGAGTCCCCCAGCCCAGTGCGATCTAAATTTTGTCGGGTATTAGTTGAATAGTGATGGCGGTTATTGCTCGCGTGTCCGGGTCAAAGGTGGCGACTATTGGATATTCGCCGTCCATGCCAGTAGCGAACGAGAACGCTAGATCATCGAAACACTGTCCGAATACTGTGTCCAGCGTCGGAGCGCACGCTTCGTTTCGTTCGTCTACGTTCGTGATGCGTTCGGGTGCAATAATCGAGATGCACGCGCTGTCTGTCACGACTGATCCGATTCTAGCGGTTGCCATAGTTCTCTCCTCCGTACATATTTCTGTCGTGTTGTTGTTGGTAGTGGTCCCACACCACGATGAATTTTTCTAGCCAGTCGTGGTGATCTGTTCCGAAGTGTGACACTGCTAGTTCTTCGGCGCACACCGCCGGTAGGTCGTGTTTCAGTAGGTAGTCGCTGTAAATCTCGCTCAGAAAATCCATCATCGTGTCTCTCCTGTGAATTCGTTAAGGTCCCCAGCCCACTCGTTTTGTGAGCACTTGTACCAGTCGTCGTCGGCTCCCCAAAAGCGTGGTTCCATTGTCGGAGGGTTAAAGTTTTGTAGTTCGATCACGTTCTTTCTGAGTTTCTTGGCTCGTATTCGTGCTAGTGCTTCTTGTTTGTCTGCTTCTAGCATGTCTTGTACTCGTCGGTCGCTTAGGTCCATCATGCCCATACCGTCCATTCAAACTGTGCAAACTTTGCTGCTTCTGCGATTACAGAATCTTCTACTCCGGCTTCTTCTAGGCTGCAACAGCGAAAGTCAAAACACTCGTCGCATAGTTCCCCATAGAGATGTCCTTTGGGAAGATCGTCCTGCGTCATTCGCTTCTCGCAGTATTCGCAGTAGGGGACCAGCACTCTGTGGTACTCGTCGGCAGTCCTGCAATATTTGATGGCTTCTTCCATCTCGTGGCCGAAATCTATTTCTACGATTCGGCCAGCGCTGTTCGCAAATTCTACTCTGCTAGTCATTGTCTCTCTTTTCTCTCTCTCCAGTTACCGGTAGGCACTGGCACCCACCTACCAGCATGAGCCGATAGGTGAGTGTCAGAAACTACAGGCTAGCGATAGCGCTACCGTCGTCATAGTAGAACGTCGTTGTGCCATTCTTAGCGTCGTAGTAGTAGACGTGCGCTGAGTCAGGTGACTCCAGGTCTCGACGTGCTACAGCCTGAGCGACTGTCTCTCCGTCGTTCATAGGGAAGTAGTAGTCGTCATATTGCCAGTCCTGATGTAACTGAGTCAGCCTAAACGCTTCATCCTCCCCAAAGTAATCTTCTAGCCACATATGAAAATGATGCTCCCATTTATGGCCGTGCATTTTTACATGCTCTAGGCGTCCCCAAGCGTTACAGATTAGGACGTGCCTACCGAGTCGGTCGATTGTTAGACCGTGGAAATCTGCGCTACCTGCAAACTCGTCTGCTCCTCCGTTCATCACTATCTCCCATAGGTAATGTTTGAATGGGTCAGTGTCCAGCACGTTTACACCTTCGTAGTTCTCTCTCATTTTGCTACTCTCTCTTTCTGTTGTTTTGTAGCGTGCCACACTCAGGTTGTGAGCCTGTAGGACTAAATCCTGTGTGGCTATTGAGCTTCACAGCTCTGGGTTAGCTAATAGGTGCGAAACATTCCGCGTGTACGCCTAGCACGTCTTTTATTTGTGGGACATGAATCTCACGTTCGAACGACTCGCTAGCCCAATGGACCGATAAGGTAGCCCACTCGGTATCGAAACGCATGGGGACAGTTAGACGCACGTTAGGACCGCCGAACGCTAGCAGGAGTTCTACAGCGTCTAGAGTCGGCTCATTGTCTGCCCATGACGTGCGCGTAATGTTAATAATCTCCAGCACGTTAGAATTAAACCATGCTTCCCACAATTCTGGGTAATCTTCTATCTTCTCCACGCTTAAATCTTCGTCAATCATAAATTTGTAGACGGGTTCACTGTCCACGCCTAAATCCATAGCAGCGCACAAAGCACGCTCGAACGCTAGAACGCTTCTTTCGTACGCTTCCCAAGTTTCTGTAACGTCTGACATTCTCTCTCTACTTTCTTTTAGTTAGTCGTACCGGTAAGTACGAACGCTTTTACTTTTGCTTTATTGTTAATAGATGGATCTGTAATGATTACCGCACGTTGCGCAGTGTTGACACGCTCTCCGCTACGGGTAGCGAAATGATCCTGCTCCGGTCGCTCCTTCGGGTTGTAAGAGACCTCGACCCAATCGGAGTCGTTCTCATAGTCAGCGATAGAGCCGGGTACGACTTCCCACGCTTCCGCGTGTATCCGTGCCACAACCTCACGCACCTTCACTGCACGCAGGTGACCGGCAGCCTGTACCCGAAACTCGCAACCCGTAAGCGCTACAACCTGAGAACCTGTCAGGTACTCAGTCGCTCCGGTATCCTTGTAAGAAATACAGCCTTTGTTGAGGTTTCCCCAAAACTTAGCCTTTGCCACGTGCTCTCTCCTTCACGTCTAGCCGATACAGAGAACGGTAGCAGAGTTCGTAGTACAAAATGCGCCATTTATGTAACAAAAACATTACAGAGATATCCACAAGCTGTGCATAACCTGAACCACACCACAAGTTACCTAACGGTAATTAGAATTTAGTCTCGGGGTCCTGTCGTGGGAAATTTGGGGGATACCTCACTGCTTAACGAACGTTTAGTAAGCTCACACGCTAAAAGGGGGGGATTACCGCCGCCCCTACCACACACATCTTGTTTATCGGTGTTTTGGGGGGTTTGGTTCAGGGGTTTGTTCCGTATTGTGGAATACTGCTTTTGAGGGGGTGTGATTTGTTCCACTTGTTCCGTTTGTTCCGCTTGTGGGGAAGGTATTCCGGACGGTGTTGGTGGGTGGGTGAGCAGAGGTAGCCCCCCAGTGGGGGAGCTTCCTGTTGTTGTACGGTGTCGGAGCCGTGGTTTCGCTTAGGAGCCAACCGGGGATTGTTCGGTTGGAAGGCCGGGTTGTGACTGGTCGATGTTTTGTGTGCTGCCCAGGCTTCCCTTTACCAGCACTCGATTTCAGTCTTGGGAGTTTTTGTTGAACGCCTTTGCTTGTGTTTTTTCACGTAGGCGTTGGAGACTGGCAGCGTCTAACGCTTTACTGGCCCTACGTCGATTGTTCGGGTCGAAGGTTTCGCACCTCGCAACCCTACTTTCGCCTGGGTTAGCGTCGTTCTGTTCACGATGTCTCTGCTTGTGTTGGTTACTATAGCATCCCCTTTTTGTGGATAACTAACAGTTCATGTCACGTTTGAGTTGTTCCCATACTGTCCATTGGGATTCTGTCCAGGTGTGGTCGATGGTGTTGTATAGCTGGGAGCATTGTGGCCCGTATCCGGTGCCGGTTAATACGTCGGGTGTTGGTTCGGTTGTTTCTGAGGAGGGCCATAGGGCTAGGAGTGCTGCGATGCCGGTTCCGAGGGCAATTCCGGCTGCTGAGATCGCTTTGATTATTTTTTTTATTGCCTCTGACCATGCGTCAGCTCGGTCTGCTACGTCTTCTATAGTCATTACCCAATAATACCATTTCTTTTTTTTCTGCTATCTTTTCTGGGCATGGTGACGAAGTTCAAACTTTCTATGTGTGCTGGTCAGCGTTTTAAGATCAGACCGATTGTGCGCCCGTATGTGAAAGAGAAACGGCATCGGCTTCCAAAGAAATTGAGTTGGTAGCTAATGAAAGTGAAATGCTTAAATTGCAGTTGTGAGTCATGCCCTTGTAGATGCAATCATTGTGACTGTTGCGGACATATGGATGGCTGATGAAAGTTTGGATCGACCAGGATCTCTGCACCGGTGATGGGTTGTGTGCGGAAATATGTCCTGACGTTTTTGTTATGCGAGATGACGGGCTTGCTTACGTTCAAGAAAACGGCCATGTGTTCGACAATCCGGGTGGCGCATTTGGGTTAGCGAACTTCAAAGACGACGATTTGGAAGCTGTTATAGAATCAGCGGAAGAATGTCCGGGGGAATGTATTTATATTGAGGCCGACTAGTGGAAACGAAGTGTGGATGCAAAGAAGAAGAATGCTTTTGTCACTTCTATCATTATGACTGCGCTTGTGAGCAATGCCCGGAATGCGCTGAAGATTGTTTTTGTTTTAACCCAGAGGATGCTATGGAACATCAGGCCGACGCCCAAGAACTATTCGATAATGGCATGTGGATGTCGTTAAACGAGATGGGTGAACGCCCAGAATTAGATCCTTTCGCAGATGACACTCCTATCGAGTGCGGGTTGGAGAACCCTGACGTTTGTGAATCGTGCCAATAAGGGGACACTATGCCTTCAGGCAAAGCCACAACAATAGAGAAATGGGCCGACTACCTGGCGATGCGGCGACAAGGTGTTTCTCTATACGGAGCATCGAAACAATGCGGGCTGTCTTACCACGCTTGCCGCGACGCAGAAAACGGTAAAGCTCCACGTAACTATCTCGCGGCGGAAGAAGCATTGGGGAAAACCATTCAACCGGAGGTTCCCGCTTATGAAACTCTTTCCCCCGAAGCGCAAGCTGCATTTGACAGCATCGAAGTTTTTGCGAAAAGGTATTTCGGGAT